TGCGTTGCCAGAATCGCATCGGGGCCGTGCGCTGCTGCCTGGAGGATGGCGCCTTTGAAGGGGCCTAAGATTTCGGGGGAAATGGACAGGATGGACTCGAAGTGATTCGCCAGGCTTTTCGCCCCACCCGCGAGCACTTTGGATTCCGCCATCTTCCTAAGCGCGGCGGAAATGAGGCCTGGGCCTTTCTCTCTCGCTAGCTGGGCGCCGTACGCCCCGGCGAGGCCCACGAGGGGGTTACCGCCGCCGAACATCGCGCCTCCGGCCATGCCCATGAGATTGGGGCCAAAACCTCGAGCGGCCTCCTTTCCGAGGTTGCGCTTAAAGACGTCCTCGAGAAACGCTGTCTGTGCATACTCTGTCTGCAAGCGCTTCATCTGGTCCTTACCGATGACCCCCGCCTTCTCGACTTCGGAAAAGATGGCGTCGCGCAATTCCTTGCGACCGATATCGTAGACCTTCTTCTTGACGCCTAATTCCCCGTAGCCCACCATTTCCCGCATCTTCTCTTGGAGCTTATAGAGTCCCTGCCACGTAACTTCCGCGTCGGCTTTTAGGGGCTCAAGCTCTTTCGCGAGAAACTTGCCCAGCTCCTCTCGATGCGCCAGGTCGCCCTTGAAGCGCTCCTTGATACGGTCTTCCACCCGCTGAATAAGGTTGGCTTGGACGTCACGGGCGGCGATAGCCTTGGGGCGACCGGCAGAAGTCACGCCTTCTTCAAGCGCAGCACCGAATGGGCGGGTCTCATCCATCACCCTGAAGGCGTCGCCCACTTCGGCACCTACCCTTCTTTGTACGGCGATAACTTTGTCGAGATTTTCAGGCGTGAAGTCGAGCGGAATACCTTCTTTGCGGGCGAAATCCACCGTACCCCGGGGCGTGCCCCCGCGTTTCGCCAGCCGCTGCAGCCCCCCGGAATCCCCTCTGAGAAGAATGCGCTCGTCAATACCCGCCGAAGCGTCTTTCAGTACGTCGCTGAGGGTCTTCCCGCCAAACTTTTTGGTGAGGGTAGAGGCGCCTTTGCTGACGAGGGCGGTAGCTCCCGAACCCGCGAGCGAAAGCGTTCCCCCCATGAGGGCACCTGACACGGCGTGTGTGGCCAGCGTCTCGGCCGTGAGCGGCTGGTTCTCGAGGGAGGCCTCACCCGCGGCCGAACTAAGACCCATGAGAGAGCCGACCGCGAGTTCTTTACCCGCCGTACCCAATACGCCGCGAGCGACGCCGCCAGCACCAGTGAGAGCGAGCGGGGCCATACCCACGGCCCCGCCTACGGTAGCCGCGGTCGGGTTTTCGGTAGCGCGAGCTGCGACTCTCGCGGGGTTGTCATCTAAGAGATTCCCGACGAAGGAATCGGACGCGCCAAACGTAAGGGCGCGCGCGGCGGCTTCCACACCCGCTTGAATCGGATGTTTTGATGCCTCAAATTGCGCTTCAGTGGCGCGCTCGTAACCCCGCCGTTGCGCCTCTTGTGCATAGGATTCGTCTAGGTCGACGAATTTTCCCTCAGGGGTTTTGAAGAGAATGTCAGCCATTTACTTTCGCTCTTTCTGAGGGAGCGGGGCGCTTTGGGCTTCGAGATTAGCGTAATCTTGGGCCATTGTCTGATAGTTACCCGTTTTTCCGTACAACGCGCCCTGTAGCTGCCCTTTCATTTCTCCGAGCAGCGCCGAACGGATGGCGTCGAATTTCGGGGCGGCAGAGTAGACGACGTTGGTGCGGTCGCCTATAACTGGCATCAGCAATTCCTCTTCGTGTTTCTGTAGCGCGGACCCGGCGAAGCCCTTGGCCAATTGCATCGAGAGTAGCTTATACGTGGCCTTTTTAGCCCGTTCTTCGTCGCTAAGGAATTCATCCTTCAGTCGCCCGATGCGGTCTAAAAATCCCTCGTCCGCGGTTAGGGCGCGCATTTTATCCACGATAGTTATCATTTCCCGGGTAGCGCCAATCTTCCGCACGGTCTCGGGGTCCATTTCCACGCCGCCAGCGCCTTTCATGGACGCTTGAGCCATCATGGCGCTGATATCGTTTGCTTCCTTGGCGTTCGCGATACTTACTTGCGTCTTACGGTCGGCCTCGTGCTCCGCCATTTGCTGGCGCTGCACTTCCAATCCAGCAATGCGGTTAGAAATCTCGCCGGACATCTGCACGCCGCGGGTTTTCACTTCCGCGTTTTGGGTCTGTTGCACCATCAAATCCAACTTGGTTTTGATGGCCTCAAGGCGAGCGGTTCTATCAATGTTCATGGCTTCTGCTTCGTTCGCCCCTCTAGCCAAGGCCATCTTTGCGGCCTCTCCTAGCCCCGCGGCTTCTTCTCGTAACCCGCCAGCCCTAGACGCCCTGTCAGACTCCTGCACGCGCATGTCCTCCGCGACCAGCGAGTCCAAGCGCTGCAGCCATTGCATCCCCTGGCCCGTAAAACCGAAAAGAGCGCCAGCGATAACTGCCGCGGCTTTCTGCCCTATATTTTTGTTATTCCAAAAGCGGTTGGGGTCGATGGGGTCTGAAGCGGCTTGGCGGGCCTGCTGGCGAATCTCGTCGGCTCGCGCCGCGTACTTGTCGGCTTCTTCCTGACGGCGCATAAGTGCCATTCGCTGGCGGTCGGCCGTCTCAAGGATTATCTTTTCTTGGTCTAGCTGGGCTTTCTGCTGGTCAATGAGATTTGCTTCTCGAATCTTATTTTCGTTGTCGAGCGCGGCCTGTAAATCCTTCTGGTTTGTCTTAACGCCCTGAATGGCCTCATTGATGGCTTTATTGTCGGCCTTAGCCGCGACTGCCCCCCTAAACGTGGGGGTGGCCGTAGCCATGCTCGCGCCCATAGACGCATCCATGGCCGGTTGAGCCTGGGTTTGGTCCTGTGGCTGGGCGCCAGCCGCGGTTACGTCCTCGGGGCGGTCGGGAGGCGGGAGCGGACTGCCCGCGGCGATTGACTGCCAAGCTTTCTCGGCCATCGCCTCGCCGGAGGCGACCATTTCGGGGGAGCCGATTAATTCGCCAGCTACCTGTTTCCCCACGCCGCCGATACCCTGCGTGGCGTCACCCAGAAATCGATTGGAATCTTTTGTCGCTTCAACCCCGGCATTTACGCCCTTCATAACCGCCGCGCCCAGCGTAGGCGCCCCGGTTACGGCCTTAAGCGCTTCGCCGCCGGCTTCAACGATAGGCGCTGGAATGCCTGGAAGTGCCGCGGCAGTTAACACGGTCTCCACGCCCTTCGCAATCTGTTTTGCTAGACTGGGTTTCTGCTCGGCCGATTTCTGGGGCACGCCCGGACCAGTAACCTTTGCGCCGCCTTCCTGGGCTTGCTCGAAATGCGTCTTAGTCACGCCGGTCTCAGCAGAAGCCCGCTTGGACGACTCCCAGAGCTTGGTCCAGTCGCTGTCGGGCATGTTGCCCTTGACGAACTGTACTTTCTTACCCTTGGAAGTGATGGCAGTGAATTCGCTAGGGGCTTGGCGAGGCGCTTGAGCGCCTTCCTCAGCCTGCTCTGCTGCGTCTGTAGTGTCGTTAGGGTCGGCCATTGTATCCTCAGAATATCATATCCGCGATTGTGGCGAGAGTGTTTACCGTGTTGGCCTGTCCCTGCTCCGCCCGTTTTTGTTCTTCCGCGAGCGCGCGTTGACGGAACTTGAAATCCTCGAACGCCGCGTCACGAGCCGCGCGCTCGAACGCCGTACCCTGGGACGTATAGAAGCGGGCCATCTCGTCGGACATTCCTTGGGCGGCCTGCCCAGTGCGCTGTTGTTGAGCCGCGGACTGAAGGTCTTGCCCGCGCAATGCCCCAGCCACACCGCCAATACCCGCCCGTGCCTTCAAATCCTCTAGCATTCGAGCGCGAGCTACGTCAGACGCCAACCCGCCAGCAGCCATTCTAGAGCCGAGCATTGCGTTTCTACCTTGGCCAAGCGCCCCCGCGGCGAGTGCTTGTTGAGTAGACGCCCCCACAGCACCCTGCCCCTGCATGGCCGCGAGCGATGGGCCTTGGCGCTGAGCTTCCATTTGCTGCATAAGCGCGAGCTGAGCGGCGCGAGTCTGGTCTGCAATGCCTGTCTGGTACGGGTTTGCGGCCAGTGTGCGTTGCGCCCGTTCCATAAATTGTGGGGCGTACGCCTGGTTCTGGCGCATCAACTCTCGCGATGCGTTTCCGATACCTGCTTGGGTGATAGACCTGTCAGCGCGATACCGCGCGGCGGAAGCGGGGGAAACCAATTCGGTGAACCCCTCATTGGCCATTTCTTGAGCACGGTCGAAATCCGCTTGCGAATTATACGTAGGCATACGTTCTCACTTATCGTCTAGGGGTACAATGGAATTCTGCCCATCAACCTGTCGATACCCAGTCGGTTGTTGCCCGCTGTTTCCGTTAGAGCCCATTCGCGAAAGAGCCGCGGCCCCTGTAGCACCCGCCTGGGCTAGTCGAGCCATATTGCGCGCCTCGGTATCCCGCGCTTCCAGGTCATACCCGGCTCTAGCCCGCTCCAAATCAAACGCGCGTTGGTATCCACCCAACATCTGCTCAGTTAGGCCGGAGCCGTAAAAGCGCTCCATGTCCTGATTAAGTCCCTGCCCCGCGAGCGCGCCTTGCGCCATAGAGCCTGCCAGCCCAACGTCCTGGGCATGCTGCTGGGCCATAAGCTGAGCGAGCATGGCTTGAGCGGCTTGCCGTTCTTGGAGCTTGAGCATCTGTTGCTCACCTGCCAGCCCGCGTTGAACGTCGGCCGCGCCCATGGCGCCTGCTCGAAGCCCCGCGCCGCCGCCAGTACCACGAATGCTCGAGCCTAGGCTTTGCTGTTGCTGCCCCGCCCGTTGGAAGCCCTGAGTGAGTTGCTGCTGCCCCAAGGTGTTCATGTTGCCCGCAGCCTGGGCTTGCAAGGCCTGAATGACCCTAGCCTGCTCGGTACGCGCCTGGTCCTGGTTCGCGGTATTGAAGCCGGACATTTGTAGATTGCCGCCGCCGAAAGCGTTTTGAGCGTACAGACCCGTCCATGGATTCTGCTTTAATTCCCGCTCCCTAGCTTGGAGGACGGATTCATACGATGTATCGCGTGGAGGATTTACGACAAACGGGGTCAACCCCCCGCCCTCTCCACCTTGAATGCTCGAAGGGCCCGCGGCAGCAAACGGGTCGAAGTTGGGGTTGGCGTCCTCGCCGTAATCGGCTTGGCGATGCGGGATTTCTGGGGAACGTGTGCGTGCCATTGGTCACACCCTACTTGCGGAAGGTAGCTTGAAGTAACCACCTTTTACGCCTACTTGCAAGGTCAAATCGGTCAATCTAAACCGCCCTTCGTCTGTCGTGGTTTGGGGCTTGAAAGTGATGGTCATCTTCATGGCCTCGCACTTCTGTTTGGCGAAGTGGTGTTGGGCCTGAATGTTCAGGTCAGCCGGGGGAGAAATGTTTGACGTGAACGAATCCCCCACTGTGGACGTGAAATCGTACACGAAAGAACCGGCCACGGTCTGAGGGTCTAACGAGTCAACATTGCCCAGCAGCATAAGCCTATAGATTCTCTGGAATCCTTGGATTCCCGCGAATGAAAGCCAACCCGTCGTTATTGTGGAGGTGAACGCCTGTGCAGTAGTCCCCGAATCGTTGACGTCGGTGTAGGTCGAGCCGTCGAAGTAGCGGACCAACGGGGTGGTCGACACGTTCTTGACGTGGTAGGCATTCGCCCCCGCGTAAACTGCGTCGATGTTAGCTACGCCCGTAAAGCGGGTCCATTGCATCCATTGGTAATCCCAGACCAGCACGCTTCCACTCGAAAGGTAGAACTTGATTTGCTGCTTCGAGTCACCCGTGGCGCCGTCTTTCGCGCTGCCTGCGACAGCCACGACCGTGTCGGTAACCGCCACCAGCGGGTCGACCTCCGCGCCCACCTGCTTCCCATCCTGCCCCCGGGCGAGCCCCCCGCCGCGAGAGAGAAGACGAATACCGAAGGGCGAGCGAAACCAGACGCCTTCGGGGCCGCGGATAATCGCCTTAGGCGAATCCCAACGTGCGCCAGTCTCCGTCACGAGCGTGGCGAAGTCGCTGTATTGGCCTTGCGTACCGATGGGCGCGGGGCCCTGACCATAGATGGCCCCAATCCCTGATTCGCAGGCGATAATCAGCTTGTCATCGAGTTCCACGGCTCCCGCCACCCGGCCTAAGGCCGCGGGTACGGTGAGTTGGAAGGAGGCGTCGCTCGTTACGAATTCCGCGGCGAAACCTGGTGAGAGTTGCTTACTCCAATAGACTTTATGGCCGTCATCACACCCCGCCGCGACTACTCGTTTCTGGAAGACGGATAGTTGTCGGCACGCGGGCATGGGCGAGTTAGGCAGTACTCCACCCTCGGTATAGAGCGTCTCCCCCGAGACCAGATTGGCGTCAGACATGGTTACGCCCGCGCCTAATGGTACAGAGTGGGCGAGATAGAGCGTTGTGTCTGTGCTGCTCCCGAGCGTGCGGTACATCAGCAACTGCGCGCCGGGCTTGAGTGTCGGAGGAGTAATCACGCCGCCGTCAAGCCCGTGATTTCCGGCGGTAGTAGTCACCGTGTACGTGGATGATGGCGGGGATTCGTGCCAGTTTCCCTTGGAATCCTGCCAGGCGTAGGTGAATGCTACCGAGTATGTAGCGTCGGCGGGGAAATCATAGAAGCCCGTTCCGGTCGTAACCGCCGTAAGCTGGCCGTCGGGGGCCACTTCAGGGGCGAAATGGAACCCTTCTTCTACAACCCGCCCGCCGTCGACCATGAGCGGGAGCGCGCCGGCCAAATAAGTCACGCCGTTCGCCTCGACCTGGCCAAGCTGCTCGTCATGGTCCAACTGCACCCTAGCGATGACGGCGGGGGTATGGTCCTCGGTTCCAGCCAGGCGGGTGTTGCCCGCGTACTTCACGATGGGGATGAAGTTCGAGTACGAAGTAGTCACACGATGGTGCGGGTTGAACATCAGGAAAGCATCTTCCCCGGTATCGCTCGTGTACCCACCGATTTCACCGTAGGCCAGCCGGGCGATGAAGGTAGGAGTGGGGGCGGCCGAAACCGCCGCTGCAGCAGCGCTCAGGTCCGCCACGAGCACCACCCGCTGGTATTCTTGCGAGTCGAAAAGCACGGGCAGATAGAAGCGGCTATTCATCGTAAAAATGCGCCCTGCCAGCGGGCATTTCGTCGCAAGCTGCTTCGTCGCGGAGAGCACATGGTTTGTACCTACGGTCAGGACGAACTGCCCCATGACTTGTTTGCCCGTAGTTGCGTCGGTCCTATAGGCATCGGCGGCAATGAGTAGATTGGAGCCGCTATCTGCGACAGCAGTGCGGAAAATCACGTCGGCGGTGGAGAAGACGCCTGCTGTGGGGGTGATGGTGTTCTCCGCGGAAAGAGTTCCAGTATCCGATGGGAGAGTACGCCCGCGGAGAGTCATCGCGTTGTCGTAGAATAGATGGCCTGTGAGTATCGTCGATGCGTAAGTGATATGGGTGGTCAGCGCATAGTACCCAGTAGCCACCGCGTCCGTCTGAAGCGTGCCAGAACCCACCAAGCCGAGAGTAAATAGCCGGGCATAAATATCGTTGTCGGAGCCGCGGGCGGCGATGAAAATACCTTGGCCGGCATATATGGAGGCGTCAAACATGGCCTCGCGTAGCAACGTGTCGCCGACGACAGCCGCCCCCGTAACGGTCATCAACGTGGCGCCAGAAACAGCGGTGGCTCCGGCTTCCGTAAGGGCAAAACCCGTAACGGTGTACGATGTGTCAGCGGGGGCATATTCGGCGCAAAGAAAGACGTAGCGGCTGTTGGTGGAGTCCCAGAGCACTCTAGGGCGAACCCGATAGTTTGACGTCGCAATATTGTACTGGCTGAAGATTTCCGCGTTGGTGGTCAACGAGCGGATAGAGAGCGCCCAACCCAGGCCGGTACTGCCAGCGCCTTGGTCCTCCCAGACGAGCATGTAGGTGGAGTTACCGACGGCGACGTCCATGCCACGGCGAGAGTCCGTGTGGGTTGTAGGTGAGGTAAGGGTATTGAATCCCTGAATAGCGGTTACGAGCGCTCCCACTCGTGTAGCGACCTGCGAATACCCGGAGGTATCGAGAATGGCGTAATTACTGCCCGATGTGCGGCGAATATGGGTGCCGTCCGCGAGTTCCAAATGCACCACGCCATCATGTTCGTACATTCGTACGGCCGCAGCGCTACCGCCGGAGCCTAAGGCGGCCTGCCCGCCCCGGCGAATCACGGTGCTGGCGTCGTCGAATTCCACGTTGTCCGCTACCGTAAGTTTCGTGGGTATGACGAGCTTGTCGTCGTCCTTCTTCTGAAGGCCGCCGGTAAGGTTCAAGTGCACGAGCTGCTTTTGCAGAGTCATGGTCAGTCGTCCAAATCGAAAGAGATACCTTCGAGGCTCAGAAACGTAACCCCGCCTGAGCTATACTCTACAACCCCATCTGAGTGAACGTCCACCCGTCCAACCCCGCTAGACCCAAATACTACAAACACTTTTTGCTTTGCCGGCCGATGCCCTATTGGGAGCACCATAATCGTAGTGGCGGCCCCTGAAGCGCGTTCCACGAGCCCGCGGAGGTGCACCCTGTTTAGCGGGTCTTTCTTATACGCCGCGGTTTGGTACGTACCAATGGCCCCCGTATAGTCTTGCCACCCAGTACCCCATGCAGGTTTTTTCCACCCCGAGGGGCGAACGAATGGGGTGAGAAACCGCAATACAGCGCCCAACGTAGTAACGACCGAGGTTAAGGCGCGGTTAGTCTCCGCGTCCGCCACCTTCACCCGCCCTATTTCGGAGACGAGCGGGGGGATTATGGCGTTGCGGTCGGCCATTACAGCCAAGGCTCCGTATCGACATTGTCCATGTCAGTAACCTGCCGCGGCGCCGCGAGGTCACGGAGTTCCTTAGCCTTCTCGATTTCCTGGCGGATAGCTTCGCGTTCGGCAATCAGGGCCGAAGCTGAAGACTCTTCTTTGGCGAGCGCCTGAATGGCCGCGTCTACCACGATAAAACGGTCCCATCCATTGGGGTACTCCACAGTATCCGTACCCGACGCGAGAGTGGCGGGGCCGGGAGCAAAGAGAATCTTCCCGGAAAGCCCGGCCTGGGGGATTGGGTACAGTCGTACGTAATTCCCCACAAGCGCGTATTTAGGTAGCGACCAACCCATGGTTCGCGAATTGCGGTACGTATTACGCTCCGCTCGTGTATAGGGGAGGAGTGTTCGCCAATCACCGTTGTAGTTCAGGTCCACGCCGTAGAGTTTGAAGAACCCGGTGGCAATTGCGTAGTCGGATTGATTCGCTACGGTAGTGAAGTCTGACTCAGAGGAGGCGTATTCTTCGCCATATGCGTCAACTAGCATGCCGTGCAGCTTCTGGTTCGCTTCGTTTATCCAGGCGTCGAGAGAGGTGCTCGTGTCGGTAATGAATGAGCTGCCCACCATGTCCACTCGCTCACGCACGCGGTTACGTAACGTAGTGAGCGTGAAAACAGTAGGCCCGCCGGAAAGACCAAAATCGTAGGAAGGTACCGTCATACGTTCACCCCGCCCAAGTCGGTGTTGGCATGTACGAAGAATGTGGGGGCCGAGAGCCAACCGCCGTTGCGGTACACCACGAACCGGAACCCGTTAGAGATAGCGGTGTACGTGCTCGCATCGTCGAACGTCGACGAAAACGCAGCGCCGTCGTACACAATCTCAGTTTTATTATCCAGGTCTGGGTACTTCACCCAAACTATGAACCGGCCACCATCGGCTGAAGCTAACGAAGCCGGGGCCGCTACGGTAACGTCGAATTGTACTGCTTGGTCCGCCGTCAGTACGGTGCTTTGAGCGGGGGTAAGCCCGGAAAGCGCGGGCGCGGTTATTGGGGTCGCGTAAGAATAGCCATATCCAGAACGTGTCGTCATAGCGTCCTCATGTCGTAACTACCGCAGTGCCGTTCCATGGGACCACGAAAATACCGAAATGTGCCAACAGCCGAGTAGAGTCGTTGGGGTATGTGTCCCCAGTGGCCGCGGTAACATACGAGCCGGTCCATATATCCGCCAGATGTCCGTGCCTCCCAAAGGCCCCTGTGGTGCCCATAACCCCACACGGCATCAGAATAGTCTCCCCAGATATCTGATTAAATGTTTGCGACCCGATTGCTGCGACATACGCGTAGAATTCAGTTGTCCAGGTGTAGGTTATAGATGTAGAGTTCTGCAAACCTCTACCGTATGCGGCGGAAAGCGCGTTAGTGGTAGTCAAGAGTCCGGACCCAATAGCCCCGCCACTATTACACCAGGCAAAAACTGGGTTGGTCATGCCAGTGACTGGCTGCTGAATCTTCTCGATAAAAAGTGCCCCGATACACTTAGTCGACCGAGTTACGAATATTCGCGTGCATTCCCCGTCATCGGACATCATACCGTGTAGAGTGAATCCAAACGCTGCCGCGGTGGTAAACATCCACTGCGCGGCGGTTTGATTGATTTGGTACTGGTCAGTGGCAGTGGGTGTCACCGTCGTCGATGTAAGCCCGGTAAATCCCGCGCTGGGCGACGCCAAAATGAGCCCGAACTCCCCAGTAGCCGCCTGGGCCCCGTTCGCCGCGGCGATGAGGATTTGGAAGTTCGACGCCAGCCCCGTCTGTTTAAGCACTACCCAGCTTCTGGCCCCCGCGCCCGTACCGAAGACTACGTCGCTAGATGACGCCCAATTGTCAGATGTATTGGCCGTTGTGCCGTTAGACGAGGCGACTACGGTCCATGGCAATGTCGTAAACCCGATTAAAGTAGCCTTGATTTTGTACATCAACTGCGAATAACTCGCGGCCATCGTAGCCCCGGCCGTTACGGTCTGGTTTACGTTATATTGCCAGGTCTTTTGGGCAGTCGGGAGCGCCATATACCCCTCTTATAGACAAAAGCCAGGGCCCCTACAAGAGAAGCCCCGGCTAAAATTATACCTTATCGGCCGGCAGGAAGGGTAGACGAATCTTGCACGTGAATCACGAGCAGGAGCTTCTCATCCGTGGTCAAATCCGCCGCGGTGCCTGATTTGGTAACCAGGATTCCGAAAGCGTTGTTCGTGGTGAGGTCCGTCTCTACCGAGACCTCCCAGTCATCTACTGACGTGGGGTCAACCACTACGCCTTGGACCCAAAGCAATCGCTTCACTTTGTGATTCAGCGTAACGGTGTACTTACCGGTGGCGGTTTCAGCGATAGACGCCACGCCCTTGACCGAAGTCAAGTTAGCCGCACCCGCGCCCGTGCCGCTGGCGTAGATGATTTTGAGACCCGCGACGTTAGTCTGAATCTCTTCGTAGTATTGTGGTCTGCTCATATTGATTCTCCTGTAAAGTGAAGGGGCGGGCCTACTTCACCCGCCCCGAGAGTCAATTAGGTGGGCAGCGTCGCGACCATATTGGCCGAGGGCTTGTAGCAGAGCAGGTTACCGTAGAACGAGAACCGACCCTCGTAGCGGTCGGCCTGGTACTCGCGGGCCATTCCGCCGTCGCCCATCGCGTCACCCTTGTTGATGAAGTCGCCCAGGTGCTTCAGTTCCCAGGTGTTCAATTGCAGGATGCGGGCGTAACCCACGGGGGCGTTGCGGTCAGCGTAAATCTTGACCGTGCCCTTGGGACCACGCAGGCGGATGGACTCGAAGCCCACGTCGCCCATCTGGGTGTATTCCGCGTCGACTCGGCTTCCAAGCGCCAGCTTGATGTTCTTCTCGTCTGTAAACGAGGTGAACACGTGCGAGGGGCTCCCGCCTTCGCGAGCCAGGGCAGCCAGCGCGGTGATGTAGCCCTCTTCAGGCTGCAGCGCGCTGATGTCCAACCGTTGGCCGGCCAAGCGGGTCACGTCCACCGAGCGGTCCACGCCGAAGAACGCGTCGCCGGAGGTAGGCGCGGTGATGGGGTTCCAAGCGTCCATACCGGCAATCTTTCGGCGCGAGGCGTAGGTGGTGATGGCCGAGGTGGGTCGGTCACCGGCAATCCAGAGGTAGTCTCCGGTCGCCACCGAGTCCGTATTGGCGTCGACCACGAAGGTCCCGGCCGAACGGTTGACGCTGGTGACAATCATCGGGACGGCCGACGTGGTGCCGCGGATGGCTGCCGTCTTAGACGACGCGCCGACAAGGGCCATACCGACTTCAATCTGGGTGATGCCCTCACCCACGGTGAAGTTCACAGATGAGACCGTGGTGGCCTGGCAGAGCCAGCCGCCCGCGTCACCGTACAGGTCCCGACCCATGTCGTTGCTGAGGGTCTGGAGTGTACCGTCGATGAGCTGGGTGGCCGCCTGGATAAACGCGGATTTGTCGCCGCGCGAAGCCAAGAGCAATTCTTGCTCGAGGGTGTACATTGCGTAGTTCTTCACGCGGGTTACGGTGAAGTTAATGTCGCGGTTAAACCCGGAGTCGGTAGCCGCAGTGGACGAGCTAACGCCGTTATTCGCCGCGCCGTTGATGGCCGCGAGAGATTGGGCAGTTGCGAACGTCGCGTTACGAGCGTTGCTATTTCCGTAGGTCAGCGCGTGCACCAGACTTCGACCAGTGAATCCGCCGGTCTTAGGCATGAGCGCGAGCAACGGATTATCCTCGTATACAGCGTTCTCGAGGGCTCGGCTCGTATAGAGATACTTAAGAATCTTGTCAGCAGTAGTAGTTGTTGCAGCCATTGTGAGTCACCTATGGCGACCCACGATGGAGTCGCCGATTAGTCTAGAGAGTCTTCTCGACCTTCAATGAGGGCTTGAAGAATTTCTTGACGGGTTTTTGGAATTGTGCGAGGTACGGCGGGTGCCGTCGTGTTCGCGTTTGTCAGCGTCCGGTTCGCCACCATTCCGGCTGCAGGCTGAGACTCGGGGGCCCGCTTCTCCGTAACCACAGCAGGTTGTGATTCGCCTGTCAAGTAGGGCCTAAACTTTTCCGCGTGTTGGCGCAATTCGTACTCGTAAAGCTCAGCCGCCAACTGTACGGATTCCTCGAGGGTATTGCCAGGCAGCGCGCCATGCTGGTTATGGTAGCGAATGAGCGTGGCTTCCACGCCCTCGTAATCGCCTAAACCATTGATGGTCTTGAATTTAGGGTCATCTTTGAGAATCGTTTTCATCTGTCCAAGCATCTGGTTTCGGGTACCCGCCAGGCGCTCCGCCTCGCGGTCCCTGCGCAAAGCCTCGACCTCCGCCTTAAGGGCGGCTACTTCATTCGGGGGTTCCTCTTTTGCCGAGCCTTTTTCCTCGCGCTCCAGATTACCCAGCAGGCGGTTGTTGTACTGGCTGTGCGTCATACCCGCCGCGGCCAGCAGGCTCACGGGGTCGCCCGCCTGAATAGCCTTGGCGATGGCCTGGGCAGTGTGGGGAGGAATGGCCTTCAGTGCTTCCACGTACGGCTTTGCCGCGTCGATTTCTTTCCGTTCCATCAGCTTCCGCTGGGTGTCTCGCTCTTTAGCGAGCCGGAGCAGCGTAGGGAGCCCCTCGTCTTTGGGTGCTTCCTTCGGAACCTCCGCTGCTACTGCGGCCGCGGGCTTCTCCATCGGCACCCCATCTTCTTCGAATGCCTTCGCCAGCTCCGCCGGGTCAATTCGTGAGAGGGGTACGTATTCTTTAGGTTGAGTCTGCGCTGCAGGGGGTGCGACTTGCTCGGTATCGGCCACGGTTTCTCCTGGGTGTGGTTTAAGCGACTACGGGGGGAACGACAGGCATGTTAGGCATATTGTTTTGGACGTTAACCATCTGGGTGTTGTCTGAAGGGCCTTGAGGCCCAGGCATAGCACCCATTTGGGGCCCAGGCATAGGCCCGGGTGCACCAGGCATCCCGCCGGGCATCGGAGGAGGCGCCATTAACGCGGCTTTTTGGGCGGTGGCGTTGTCGATAAGGTTGCGAAGCAGCATGAGCCGCTCTTCAGGGCACCCGCGGTGCCGACTGTAGAGATAGGCCGCGTTGGCACGTTGAATAATCATGTCGAGGTTTTGGTACGGCTCCAGCGGCATTAGACGGGGCTCCTTCTCGTCCAATATCGCCGAAATGGTTGCGTCTGCGTCGTCTATCACCGAGTTTGCAAGATTCGATTCTGCCTCGATATCGGGGAACTCCAACAGGCGCTGAGCGACGGCCTTATCTACAAAACCGTCTTGCATCATCTCCTTTACCTTCTGGTACCGCGCTGAAGGTGTCTGGGGGAGACTCGAAACTGGCCACATCTGCATGATGTAGGAATCCCGGTCCAAGTCGATGTCCGCCCAGTCCACCTCCAGCAAGTCGCGTCGACCTGGCACCAGAACTTTGTACGAGGTCCACCCGTACTGCTTGGTGATGAGGTCGATGGACAGCTCCGCGAAGTCTAAGAAAATCTGCTCCCAATCCTGGTGTTGGGGGGAAAAACGTTCTGACTCGATGTCAGAGTATTCGCGCAATGCCACGGCGGCGTCCAAACCTGCCGGCTTCTTCGAAGCGGCGGAAAGTTCGGAGATACCAACCTCCTGAAATGCGCGTTGGTAGAGTTGCTGCACATAGGCAAATTCTTCCTGGGCTACGGCGTTGCTGTTGTCCACCGAAGGCGGTACGCCGCCAGTGTAGTAGACGATATCGCCGCCGTCTGCGTTGGTGAGGTGCGAAGGGGCTACCTTCGAGCCCATGGCCACGAAAGTACGCCCGCGTCCTTTGCGTTTCATCTGGTTAGAGATACTGCGCACGACGCGGTTCAGTTCAATCTGAATGCCTTGCACGGTCTCGATGACGCCCTTACCCCAAAAACCTACAGTGCGCGGCTTGAAGCGGTAAACTACGAACGGAAAGCGGTCGATGACCCATTTCTCTTCAAACAGCACGCACCCGTCGATGGCGATGACGTGCTTGCCATCCTTCGCCTTCCTGCCGCTGGGAAGGTGCCAGGCCTCCCACACTTCCACGGTGTTGTCGACGACTTCCGACGTAGCATGAGGGGAATCAATCTTCTCTTTCTTCCCAGCATCTGCGATTTCGGTGGCGTACTTGGGGAACATGCGCGTAAGCACGTCACGCGAAACGTACTTCAGACGAAGCATCTGTCGGGGGTTACAGTATTGACCGTCGAGGTCGTCGACGAAAATCTCGGATGGCAGCACACGCTCACAATCGAGCTTTCCGTCCTCCCGTTCGAACACATGCAGAAAGCCCGTGCCGAACTCACACCCGTCCACGAAGACCTGGCGAGCCTTGCGGTGTACCTGGGTCTGGTAGAAGAACCCCTTACACCACTTGTCGAGGTTGCGGGCCTTAATCTGCTTATCCCACGATGCGCCCGACGTGAGGAAGTCGGGGCGGGGGCGGTTCTTGGTGACCTTGGCCGTTAAAGTGTCGACGCACGTAGCCCCGACATTCAACGTCATCAGGCCAGTGTTGAACACGACTTGGCGTACGATGGCGTCGGTAAAGTCGCGCCCATTGAGCGAGTCGAGTTCCGTGTTCTCGTACATGCGCGCGTGGCGTACCTGCGCTGCCAGGCGATTGCCCGCGTCTTGGCGCAACGTACCGCCCGTGTCGATAACATGCTGAGCCAGCTCGTCTGAATCGACCTCCCACCATCGCGGCGTAACCACGCCCGATTTCACGAGCGATTCCGGTTTTTCCTTAAGGCTCTTTGCGTCGCGATAGTCTGAAGCCATCTGTTACCCCTTAGCGTCGTAGACGCGCCCGTATAGCTCAATCTGCTCTTGAGCGGTCAAGTTATCAGTACCCAGCAAAGGTTCCGATACTTTAGGCACAAAGTCAATCGACTGTCCTAAATCTCGGTCAATCGCCGTAGATGGGCTCGTCACGGTCTTGGTCAAGGTAAACCTCAACTGCCCGTTGTTGAAAGTCCTCACCCCGTACTTCCGGCAAAGAATCAAAATCGTTTCCAGGTCCAATGATGTCATATCCACAATCAATCTCCTCGATTCGTCCCGCGAAGTTAGTAGCCAAGCCCCGCCACATTTCTCGGCTTTTTTCCAACTGTTCAATCCTACTTAATAGTTCAGCTGCGTCTTTAGGGTCTATGCTGGCCGTCGACGCACGGGCCATGTAGAAAAGGCGGTCCTTCCATTCATTCATTCCATTCATTCGCATGTCCTTAAGTGTACAGTTCGCCAGTATGGAGCCGCATGCTCATTGCTGTTGATACCATAGTATGTCTCCTCGAACCAGTGAAGCATTTCATGTACGTACGCCGAAGTAGCCGGGCAATAGTTCAGCGCCACTACCTGCAATTGATTTCCGTACTGCAGCCCTAGGCATTTCCCGCTCCCGCCGGTCCATGGGCAGTCAAGCTCTTCTTGCTGCACGAATACCTGAACGCCCTTCATCTTCTCTCCGGCGTTGGGGAACTTCCCATCAGACGCGGCCTCTAGGTCTATGAGCCACCCATCTTCCAATTCGTCGACGGCTTCCTTCGTCCAATCAGCTCCACCCAAAAAGAACTCGACACCATGCTTGCTCACGAAGTCTGGGTGAGCTGGAGCGCATTTGGCGAATGCAAACAAGAATAGAAAATATTTCACGAATCGTCTCCCTCATAGTCGTCAGTATCCCACCAGTCGCCCCCTTCCGGAGTCGAAAGGCGCTCTTCATCATACCGCTCTACCTCATCGATGTCATCTACTACCGGACCCGTGAAGTCTAAGTGCGCGAGAACTCTACGAAAACTATAAAGGAAACAATCGCACAGGTGATTAGGAAATCTAGGGTCTTCGCCCGGCGGCTTGCCGCTGTCTGGGTCCCAGTTCGGGTCTTTTGGGAGGGATGATAACTCTAAGGCGTAGGCGCTCCCGCGTTGCACCTTAAGTCGGCCCGAAAGAAATTCATCGTTCAACAACCGTACGTGCTCAAGCTTCTCAGTCTTTTTCGCGGCCTCGAAGACTTGATGGAAGCGCGACATAGCGTCTTCAACAAACATTCTGCCACCTCCGCCCATGTCCGCCACTTTGGCGATGAAGTTAAAGCCCATCTTTTCCCATTTCTCGATTTGGGCGATGACCTCTTCCGCTGGCGCCCCCGGTCTTTTCCAACATGCCGCCTCATACACCTCGCGGCGGGTTGGGTGCCAGCCCCAAACACCTAGGGCCATGTCATCTCTGAATCCCAAGTCCCAGCCCAGCACGTGCTGCCACCCCGGACCCCACGGCTGCACTTCCGTCAAATCGAATGAGTTGCGTCCTTCGTTGTACTTGTAGAAGAGGACGCCATCATCCTTCACCCATCGCCCGGTGTACTCGCGTACGTACGTTGGGGTGTCGATGGTCCAATTGCGCTTCTTAAGGATGCGCTCGAGTTCCTTCTTAGCGTGTGGAAGGTGGGGATTGTCTAGCAGTGTCCACCGATGACAACTCCACCCCGCTCCCACGCGCTCTTTCTCGTCCGACGCCCCGCCCGTCGAGACCATCATGCCCTGGCTCATCCACATGGGGGCTGAAGCGTTGTCGCCCGTCACCCAATACCAGTAACCAGTAGGCACGGGGCCGGGGGTTCCTTCTAGACACACCGTACCCTGGAGGTCGAAGAGGCAAGGCTCGATGACGTCCTCTACCAGCGAGCGGAGGAAGGGCCCAAACAGCTGGGCTTCCATCACCACTTCCAATTTGGTCTTATCGCCACGTTTACGTTGTGCCTGACTATCTTTATCTGCACCGACGAATCGTATCTCTGAGCCATTCTCCAACCGTATGGTGAGTTCTGTCTCGTGCGACTTAACAGGAATGCTATGCCGGGCGGCCACGTCGAGAAACTCTTGCCAAAGAAGTTGCTTTGTGCGCAGACGGGTGATGCCCCAAAGCCTAATCAGCGCCCTGGGCGTCTCTAACGCTGTAATGAAGCAATACCTAGCCCACATCGACGTCTTACCGGCGCGGCGAGAACATAACGCCGCCTTGTTGCGGGAAACATCGTCGATGAAGTCAAGCTGCTGCTTAAAAAGCTCCGCGCGGATGCCCGCGGTGACCTGTCCGGCCTGGAGACGCGCGTCTCTACGCCTGGCCAGCTCTAAAGCAGCCTCTCTAGGGTCGATTTCCATTACTTCTTAGCGGGGGTCTTGGCGGCTTCGACTTCCGCGGCTTCGAACATGGCCACGTTGCTCAGCGGCACGAGCCGAGTCGCAAGAATGCCGTTAACCAGCTTAGAAAGTGAGACGCAGCTGACGCCTTCCAGCACGCCCAGCTCTATTTCCATGTTGCCCTGTCCCGGCCGGTCGCCGACGGCGCGATTGCTAGCGCTCTGGAGCTGACCGCCGAAAGACACGGGGTGTACAAACTGCACATATTTTAATTTCATGACGTCCTCTGGGTATGAATGGTGTATGGATTGAATTGCAGCCCGAACTTTTCGAAAAACTTCCTTCCGCTACTGTCGGGCCAGTGCGAAAAATACTTGAGCGAGTGTGGCATAAGCTGAGAAGCAATCCCACGCCTACGGTAAACGCCTTTGACATACACCCAATGGCAGACTTCCGGCGTGGAAATGGAGTAACCGAGAATCTCGTCGGGTACTTCTTCCAGGAAAGCCACGACGATTCGGGAGCCCTGAACGAGCCGGTCGATGAGATTGTCCTGCTCCGACTTGTAAATCTCGCGGGGGACGGACTTCGAGGCGGTGGCCTTCCAGTACGACTGGAACCACGACGAGTGAATGAAGCGTTCGTCGCCCGTGTGCGCCTGCCTGACTTGTATGCCGGTCATTCCCCGGCAGTCTCGTCTTTAGTTTCGCCGGAGTCAAGGGGGCTTTTACGGGCCACCACCTCGAGAAAAGGGCGGGCCGCCTCGATGAGGGCCTCATCAGAGTAGGCAGACATGCGCTTCATCTTCTCCGACTCCTCTTCAGACTTGGTTACCTCAGTCTGAGGCACGGGCTTACCCCGTAACATATGGAGCAGGTCCACGGCCGCAGCCCGGCGGACTTCCGGCGAGGGGACGATGGGGTCTGACACCCGGCCGTCTGGCAGCTGGGCCTGGTAAGCAGCGCCCCCGGCGAGAGAAAGGAGAATCTCGTCTAAGAGGTCCCCATCCTTGGTGAGACGTCGAAGCTTGGCACGCCAGGTAGCAGGCGAGGCGTCTTTGGGTACCACGACAGCCCTAGGCTTACCGTCCTCATCTTTGAGTGGGAGACCGTCCTTCCCTCGGAGCACGAGTTTGTTTCCCTGTCGTTTGAGCATCCAATCCATAAAATCACCTTACACTCTAGCGACTCAGTGGGTCAAATGGCCTGAAAAGGGCGTTTCTTCGATTTGGCTTTCCGCGGGTAAAAATGGCCCCGAGGAATTTGGGCATTTCCGTTGTGCTCCGGAATTTTGGCTAAATTTGGACATTTCCGTTGTGGGCATAGTCGAGTTCTCATCCCCCCACCCCCCAACCAGTCGACCGGTATTCGACTGCCTGGCATCCCCACCACGCGCTCAGCCTCCCTCCATTTCGCCAGCCTCCCTCCATTTCACCAATCCCCCAAACACGATTCTGGTCATTTTGTAAGGATTCTTTACGTATA